CTGTTGGCGTTGTTCTCATTGTTACTGGTAATTGCATAAGAGTTAGCAAGGTAGAACCATTGTAATAAGTTCCTATGCCAATGGATTGAGAAGTTGATTCGGCGTGAAGGTAATAATACCTCTGGCAAGCGGCTAACTCGCCTTGAAGTGTGCCGCCTGAACGTTGAAATTCGGTGGCAACCGAACCAATTTCTAATTGGACTCCTTCAATTTGAAGCCACTCGTTGCCACCAGCAGTTCCAGAAGGTGTCCAATTAATAAAAAATGATAATTCATTTGAAGTTGTTGGAACAGTTCCAGTGAAGGTATAACGAGTCATCGTTGTAGTAGGACTAAAAGTTGTATTGACAACATCAGCCCCACCTGTCCAGGTTCCAGCGAATAAAGTGCCTGGAGATTGGTCTGTGCCAGTTCCACTGTAAAGCCTAACGGTTGGCGTATAGGAAAAATCTGCTCCCTTTTTAGCATAAAAAGAAAGAACTATTGCTTTACCAGCGAGTAATTTCATTTGTTGAGATTCAATATTTGTTCCAATATATAAAACGGCTGTTTGGGTTGTTCCAGAAGCGCGACCAAATCGCAAGCCATAGTTGAGATTTGTTGTGTCAGCGGTTTGTCTTGAAGCCGTACAAGAACCAGTCGTTCCGCTTCCTGCAAACCAAAATCTATCTACTGAGTTGTATTGTGGGGTACCGCTTGTTGGTGTGAAAGTTGCTGAGGTTGCTCTCTGCCAAACATCAAATCCGCCATTGATGATGTAGTTTTTTCCCGCTGCTTGCGAACCTTGATAACGAAGTCCAGTCGTTGCGGCACTATCCGCGACAAGTGTTTCGCCATTATTTCCAACTGCCAAGCGAGCTGGTGTATCTGCTGCTGATGCAGCGATGAGATCGCCTTTGGCATCGACTATTGCATTTTGAATAGCATTAGCGTCATCAGTTGTAACCCAAGTGTAATCAAGGTCGGTATTGGAAGCTTTGCTTAATACTTGACCAGTTGTCCCACCCTTAAGATCAACGAATGAGGTATCTATAGATGAGCCAAGGGTTCTGATGGCTAGAGCGCCATCCTTGACTAAATCTGTATCGTCTGGGGTATCCCATCCGAAGTTAGTAGTTGTTGCCATTTAGCTTATAACTCCTATCGCGTCTTGCCATTCTAGCGTATTAAGAACACTATTCCAGCTTTCAGCCGCATTGACTTGAGCCCATTGTTGGGCAACTGCCGAGAACTCTGTTGGGGTAGCCAAGAAGGTAATTGAAAGGCCCGAGATTGAAGCGCTGAAAGACCAACCTTCAACGAAGCCAGTAAATTCGCCACCTAGGATATTAAGAGGCAGATTGGTAATTCGAACTGGCTGGCCCATAAATATATTTAATAGGGCGTCTCTATCTGTGTCATCAATTTCAGGAGATTGAAGCGGAAAGGTAATCGATTGGAAAGTATTTCTAGGATATGACCTAAGAGCAATTAGACGATCTGCTACATCCTCGACATCGCCAGTATTCTTTAAATAGCTGCTGAACTGCTCGGCAAATAGGCCAAAGGTGGCCTGAGAGGTTGTGTCTTCGGCGGTGTAGGAGCTATTAAAGTTGTTGCCATAATCCATAACAATTTTATTGGCCAAGTCTCCTTGACGCTGGATAACGCCAATGCCAGAGGCTATGGCGTGGGAAGCATCTAAATCTGTGTAGCCATTAGCCACTAGATAATCTTGGCGGTGGCTTGCATCTGCATAACCAATAAGGCCATTAGCATCCTCGTAAAGATAGCCCAAAGCTGAATTAGCAATCTGATTGGCTATTGGGGCAATTATGCTATCGGTAATCTGGCGGCTTACCATCGTATATTCGCCAGTATCAATTGCACCCAGCCCAATATTTTGAGCATCAGCCCAAGTCTCGGTGGCATCATAGGTTGCCCAAGTTTCAGCTGGTGGGACTTCATTCCAAGAATTGAGAAGCAAGTCATCTAGCAAATCTGTTATCTGAGCGCCATCTAGCCCTTCAGCCAAATTGCCATCAAAGATAGCTCTTTGTAATCTTGAAAGTGCTCCTACGGCTGTAATTCTTAAGCTAGTGACAACAGCACTTGATCCAGCGCTTTGAACCACTTGGCGAAGGTCTGAGATTCGACCGCCAAAGATAGATACATAATCTCCATTTGAATCTTTGACTTCTACTGAAACTCCGCTATTAATGGTGAAGGTGTAGTTAGTGCCATCAGTATTAATGACTTGAAGTGAGCAATAACCAGGAGGAGTAGGCGAGTTAATATCTTGACGGCCAGAGGTGATAGTTAAGTTGCTTAAAGTGACTGAAGTGAGCGTATCTCCATTGACTTTAATTCGCCATTCAGGAGTCCAGAGGGTCATAGGATTTGAGCCGAAGTCCTAAAATCGCCAGCGCCAGTAGTTCCGCGATTAGTTGAATTGTTAAGAGCCAAGATGACTGCTCTGGTAAATCCTTCTTCATCAATAGCGCTTGGGGCATTGACATTGATAGTGACACCAGCGTTATTAGCTGCAACTGTGCCAGCAACATTGAAGCCAGAAGGAATGGCATTACCGCTTGGAACGAGTGTTGATGGAGTCACTCTTGATGTTGTGCTTGTAATAGGGGATGGTGTTGAAACTTTAGGAACTGTAGGAATAGACGCGCTGCTTGGTGTTGATGAAATTCCGAATGGCAATGAAGCAGACGATACTGTGTTAGAACCAGTGGAAGTTGATCCGCTGAAATTAACTTTTTGAATGGTAGCAATATCAGGGCCAGATTTAATTAGATTCAATCCGCGAATAACGGCATTTATGCCAGTTATTGCTGCGTTAATAATAGGCTCTAAAGCGTTTAGTGCAATAGCTACTGCGCTGACAATTCCAGAAGCAACTTTACCAATAATTTTAATAGTATCAGAAAAACCACCTTTTAGAAATGGAACTAAAGTATCACTAGCAAAATTGTATAAGCCCCTAAAAGTATCCTCATTTTCTTTTACAGATTTTATAACTGGATCAATAGCATTTTTCTTAAAGCGCTCAAATGCTGGAATAGCTGTATCTGTTATGAAAGTCAAAAGCTTTTCAATGATAGGCAATAAAGCTGTTCCAACACTTTCTTTAGCTTCATCAAATGTTACTTTCAATCTGGCAATTCTGCCCTCAAAAGTATTGGCTTGAACTGTAGCTGCTCCGCCGAAAGTATCAGCTAGTTTTTTAGTAGTTCCTTCTAAGCCAAGGGTTTTTATTTCGGCTGTAGATAAACCAATACCAAGTCTGCCTAAAGCGGCTGTATTGCCTTCGTAAGCTTTGCCAAGGGCATTAGATACAGTTTCTACATCTCTGCCAGTAGCAGCAGAAATATCTAGGGCTAGGGTTAATAAATCTTGAGATTTTTCAACTGATCCCGTAGCAACTGCTAAACGCTGGAGCGCTGGTCGCAGTTTATCATCTGCAACGCCAGTAGCTAGTGAAGTCTTTAATATTTGTTTCTCAATTGCTGCTATTTGAGTTTCGGTTGCACCAGTTACATTCTGTAAGGCATTGGCTAAGCGCTTTTGGGCAGCCTCATCTTCAATAGCTGCCTTGACGCCATCAACAGCTAACTTGACTGCATAGGCCGCTGCTGCTGCAGCTGCTGCTGCGAAAGCGGCTGCTGCAACTTTGCCAAACTTCTCTAATTTACCGCCAAAGCCTTCAACCTCTTTTTCGCCAGCATTAAGATTCTTTTTTAGATTATCGACATCAGCAAGAATCGAGAGCTTGAGCGTTCTACTGCCAGCCATTACTTATCCCACTCTTTCAATATCTTGGAAAATGCTTCTTGCCATTTTTTAATTAATTCAGGCTGAATCTTACGAAGGGTTGGGTAGATAAAGTAGCCAGCGTTTCCGCGACCTTTGCTTGGTGTTCTTCTGGGGAACTGACGCAAGCGATTACTTCCAAATTCATAACCCGCCCAGAGTTTTTGTGTGCTACCGCCACCAGAAAAGCGCTGACTTGCAAAGCCGTAAGAGAGCTCTCCGATTTTGGAACTGGCCGAGACTTTAACGCCTGTTGTAATTCTTCTAACTGCTTCTTGACCAAAAGTCCTTGAGAGCCCATAGGCTTTGATTTCATTTGCTGCGTAAGTAGCCAGCGCGCTAGATTCTCGTTTAGCTTGGCTAACGGCTTCATCATCCATCGCTTTGAACGCGGTAATGATTGAGCGGAGCTCGCGCTTGTCATAGCTGATTGGTAACTCATCTGCCACCGCTACGCTCCTTTAATATATCTATGGCCGTCATTACTTGGTCGATATCTGTCCAGTAAGGCATTGGAATCCCAGTTGCGATAGCAATCTCGATAATTAGTCGGTTGATGCTTCCGGGCTCGTAACTTTTGGGCTTTCATCTCCAATCGTCATTTCCTCAACTGTCAGCTCCCAAATCTCTTGGGACTTGGTTGGCTTTCCTGCTGCTTCGCGTTTATACGCAAAGTAGGCAAGGTCTAAGAAGTCCGCTTGCTGGTAAGCCGTAATATCCTTCATCGAATAAATCGACTTACCAGTTTTGCGTTCCCACTTAGCCCATTCTGGCAATCCAGCTTGGTAAGTAGCTGATTCGCCTGAGCTGTATTTAATTGTTATTGATATTTTCATAGCTCCCGATGCTCCGATCTCTTAGCTAAAGGTCTCTGTTGGAGTTCCAATTACTGTCATTGTCCAAGTGTCGGTTAGCGCTCCTGGTGCTGCGCCTCCTGCTGATGGAAAGACTGGCAATACTGTGAAAGCAAAGACTGCCCCAGTAATTGCAGTAAATGAAACATTGAGTGCTGTGTTAGGTGCAGCTTCTGCATCTGCCCACATTGCTTCGAATAGAGAGCCTGAAGCTCCCCAATCCTGAAGTAACTCAATTGTGAAAGTCCATTGCTTATCTACGGACTTATAAGCGCGACCATCAAGGGTTTGATAAGTCTCGATAATTGTGTCGCAGCTTAGGACTGCGCTTGTTGCTTGAGCATCGTATGCGAATGTATCTAATGTAAAGGTCACATCGCGCCCAGTTACTACTGTTGTTGGCATTTGGGTCTCCTTATGTGGTTTGCTCGTAGCGGACGCTCAAGCGTATATCTGAAACTAACAGGGTTGTAGTTCCTACTTCTGTTACCGAAGGTCTTTCGACTATTGATAACTCATACTTGGAAGCGTTAAGCGCTCCAAGAATACTAATAATTAATTGCTCTAAATTGTCTAAAGCAGCAGCGTTGCTGAAATACGCAACGCAAGCGGTAATGGTGTAATTTAATTTAACTCTTGTTGTAGCTTTGCCCAAAACTTCAAGCTCCATATAGGGCGAGTCTGGAATGACGATAATTGCTGGAACTATTGGCGCTTCTGGAACTGAGTCATAAATATTAGCGGTGCATCCTGCTAAAGCGGTCTTTAGCGCTCCTCTAACATCTGTAGCAATTGTGCTGGCTGGCATTAGCCCACCATAGTTTCAACATCAAGATATGGCCCAAGTAAGCCAGTTACCTTGGCAAGTAAATTCTTTGATAGGCGGTAAGGGGTTACTGCAAAATCTACGCCTTCTATTGATCCTCCTGCTGCTGTTCTTGCTTGGAAGATTTCAACGGAGATAGCCAGAACAGAAGCTTCAACATTGGCATTTCCGACATAGGTTGATAGTCCAGAGAGCGCAGCATTTCCTGCTGGGATAACATTCTTTTCCAATATGTCTGCATTGGTGATTGCAACGGCGAATTCATAATCTGATAATCCATCTGCTAAAACTGTGTGTGTGCCATTGAATGGAGTTCCGCAGCCAGTAATTACAACGGATTGGCCCTCGGTAAATTCTTGGATAGTTGCGCTAGTGAAATAAGCAACATTATCTTCAAGTCTTACTTTGTTAATCTTTGTTTGAAAAGTGACCAGCATTGGAAGAATAATATTCTCCGAAGCATCCACTATGTCATTTAGGTAAGCATCGTTATATAGGGATGACGAAACGCCAAGAATTGTCCTCAGCTCTGTGGCTGTAACTATCGTTGGCATTTCGTCATCCTTTCAAGCAGTTAGGTGAGCGGCCAGCTCGGGAGCGGACTGGCCGTCACTATTTTGAATTTATTACTCAACCATCCAACGATAAGCGCCTGCGCCTACCTTGGTAGCTAGTGCTCCATAACCATAGTAAGCAACCTTGATTTGACCAGTTGCTACCTGTGCGGTTTCCAAGCGGAAACGGCTTGACTCATACCAAGTATAAGCCTCTGGATTAATTACGATAATTGTGTTATCGCCAACGCCTGAGCCAGTTGTTAGGTTGCGATTTACGCGGAAGTTAAGACCAAGTAGGTTTCCAGTTGCAGAACCTACATTGAGATTTCCACCCTGATTCATATTGCCAATCAAGTTCTGGTAAATCGGACGACCACCATCAGCGAGGTTCTGGATTACGCCCCATTGCTGAGGAGAAGCGATGATGTTTTGGGCAAATCCGAGAGTGTTTGCGTAGATTGAAACGCCTGCATCGGAAATGAAGTCAAGAAGTCCAGCTGCATCAAGAGTGCGGTTTCCGCCATCTGTTCCACCAGCAACTAGGCCAGCGATAACTGCAACATCTGTTGCCTTTGCGTAAGCGTATTCCATTTGACGAACTAGCTCATCAAAGAAAGCAGGAGATGAACGATCAAGAAGTTCTACTGAGAACTCTTGTCCGCCAGCATACTTCTTAACGGTTACTGTGGTGTAAGCGCTTGTCATACCAGTTTCATCAATTGTTGCTTCTTCAGCTTCTTCTCCAACTGTTGGAACTGCTGTGATTTTTGGAATCTCAAAGCTCATACCAGCATCTGGTAGAACTCCGCGAGATACGGAATCAACTGCTGAACGATCAGCATTTGAAAGAGGATTGATTACCTCAGTTAGCTGACGAGTTGGGACAAGACCAGCATTGTTGCTAGTTGTGTCATCTGCTGCGCGAACATAAGCGCGAGCATCGTCATTTCCTAGAGCAGCGCGAACGCTCATTTCTAGGTATTTGGACTTGGTGAACTCAAGTCTTGGAGTTGTGTAGAAAGCAGGCTTTGGAGCTGCTGCTTCTACTTTGGCTGCTTCTACCGCTTCTTCAACGGCAGGAGCAGGAGCGGTAGTGTCAGACACTTGGTCTCCTTCGGTTGGTTTGTCTGAATCAGCGGTTGCCAAATCAGAATCTTCTTTTGGTG